CCTAATATTAAAACTTCTACTATAACCGTTAATAATACGGGTTCGGCTACATATTCATTAATTAATTTTAGTAATGCTACTAATAATTCAGCTGGTTATATTGGGTTAGGTGGTATTGTAAGCGGTTATCATAATAATAATATGATTTATAATACACCAGGTGCTCATGTATTTAATGTTCCTGGTCAAACTTCATTATCTGTTCCAGCGTTTGCGATTAATTCTTTTGGTAATATTGGTATTGGTATAAACCCGAGTGCGTATCCTTTATATCGTTTTAGCGTAAGTGGGGATGTATATATACACACAGGGGGAGCACTTAGAACTAATTCAATTATTTATAATGGAACCGAACTTTCAACAAATATCGGCAGTTATCTTTTAAAATCTGGTGGAACGATGACGGGATTATTAACAGTTCCTACAATTAATGTGACTACATCAATAACAACACCTTCAATTATTTATAATTCCCAGGAATTGAGTACAACTTTAAATAATTATCTTTTAAAATCTGGTGGAACTATGACAGGAGGATTAACAACCAATTCAATTATTTATAATAGTCAGGAATTATCAACTACATTAACAAATTATTTATTAAAAGCTGGCGGAACTATGTTAGGTCGTATTGTTTTTAATACTGGTTATTATCAAGACCCAAGTCCAACAGGTTTTGGCGATAGGATAATTTTACAAACAGGAATAGGAACAACTGGCTATAATTATTCGGTTGGAATAAATACCGATGTATTCTGGCATTCCGCACCTGCTACTGCTTCATATAAATTTTATTCAGGTGCTACAAATACGGCAACGCTAAATAATACAGGACTTTTAACATTACCATCAATTAATGCGACTACATCAATAACAACGCCTTCAATTATTTATGGTGGTACTGAACTTTCAACAACAGTTGGGAATTACTTATTAAAATCTGGCGGAACGATGACGGGACAATTGGCAATAACGGCAAATTCTGCAAGTAGTTTAATCAGTCTTACAAATACAGGCACAGTTGGTCAGGGAATATTACAAACAAATAATTTGGGTGGTTATGCTCGTTTAACTTATTACAATAGCGGGGCAGGGGGTTATTATACTGCTAATTATGTTTTAGAGGCTTCTTCGAATAGTGCGGCAATTGTTATGAATACTGGCGGGAATACATCAAATTCGATACCAAGATTTATATTATTATCATCTGGTAATATTGGAATTGGTATATCAAACCCTTCGAATAAATTAGAAGTTGCTGGTAATATTTCACAAACTGGTAATACATTTACTATCGGAAATTCAACAGGTGGTGTAACATTAAATTTAACAGATATAGTTAATGCAGCTTGGCAAATAAAAACTGGAGGATATAATTTAAGTTTCTTTAATAATGAGGGTGGGACATTTTCGAATAGGGTTGTTTTTATGCGATATGGAAATGTAGGTATTGGAACTGATAATGCTGCTACCCTATTACATATAAAAGGCACAAACCCAGCACTTACGGTAATGGCACAAGGCGGTAGTGGTGCAACATCAACATTAAATTTAACCACTTATAATAATACAACAAACGCACCCAATTGTTCTTTAATTGCTACAGATACGGGAGATTTTGGGGCAACATTTCAAATTAAACAAAAATTAGCAACTGCAGATACTAATGCTCAATTTACCAGCTTAATTATTGATAAAGACGGTAATGTTGGTATTGGTTCAACATCAATATCAGGTATTAAATTATATGTTAATGGCAAAACAAGATTTTCTGATGCTGTAGTATATCCAAATGGCATTTGGAATATGTCAATAGATGGCGTTTATCGCACTCATTACGGCACTTTATCAACTTCTTATTATTCGTGTGGTAGTAATGGTAGCGAAGCCCATTATTTTATGAAGTCGTCGGCGGGTGGATATGCTCCAATTTGTATTATGTATAATAACGGAATGATTATGGCAAATGGTGATAATTTAAGATTTCCCGATACAATCAACCAATTTAAAATTAATCTTTGGGGAACTAATGTTTATGGTTTTGGTATTGCTTCAGGGACTTTAATGTATTCTACGCAAAATTGGCATAAGTTTTATAATTTTAATGTTAATACTTTTACTATCGATAATAATGGAGATGCATCATTATTGCGAAATTTAGTTACAGGTGGTTTAACTCGATCAAGAAATTATCATAATTATGGAACTACTTTAGATTATAGGACATCATTTGATGGAACTAATGGTCCGGGTTGGTATATGACAACAAATGCATGGTGGCAAGATATAAGCACGGTTTCATATCTTTGTGTTGCTATTACTTGTTTAGGACAGAACGCCGTTTGGTTTGGTCGTATATTTTTAGGTCAAGGTGGTGGATTTTACCAAACTATTTGCGATATGCGAAATCCTAACGGCGGAACCAATACCATAGATGTTGCTGACGTTTGGAATTCTGGAGGGGTTAATGCTCTTAAAATAACGATTAATAATGCCGTTTATGGTGGTCAATTTAATGTCAAATTTTCAGGATAAATAAATATTATTATAATAATAATGGACCAAGAAGAAAATAAAACAGTTGTTTTAGGAGAAGACCCAGAACTAAAAAGAGTAAGTTTAATTTGTAAAAGAAACCAATTATTAGCTGAAAGTGATAAATATGTTTTGGTCGATTTTCCAATTACGCCAGAGAATTTAGAATTGATTAAACAATATCGCATGGAATTGCGAGACTTTACAACCAACGATTATATAATTCCTGATAAACCAAATTTTTAATATTTAGTCTTGAAATAAAATCTTATCATATTATTAGATATAAATGGGTGATATTACCAGTTCCTTTCCTACTTCGTTATCTTATCGTATTCGCCAATTAACTGGCAATATGTCGCGTATTGGTGTTAAAATGACCCCAGACCGCACAACTGGTATTGCTCCTAATGATATTATAACCCTAAAGCTTCCTAATTCTTCAATTGTTGATTTACGAACTTTTAACTTCTTTTATCAATTTACTACTACAGGCACTACTGGAACATTCATCCATCCTCGTTATGCTTCCTCGCTAATTGAACGAATTTCTATTATAATTAATGGAAATACAGTAGACATACTTCCCAGTTATAATTTTTTATACAATACACTTATGGATTTAGAAGGTTCTTCTTTCGACCAATTCTCAAAGCGTAATGTGTGTGAATGGTTTGATCCATCTCTTAAATTCACATCTGCTGATCCAACTTCAACTACTGATGTTGCTTTAGTTGGTGATAATTGGACTAAAACAGGCACAACTGCTCCTTCTAAAGTCGATGGTGCTATTACCCACTGGTTAGGCTTCCTTGGAAGTTGTGTGCCTTCTTGCCTAGATACTAGTGATTTAGGTGATGTTTTTATTCAAATTCAATTTGCATCTCAATATGTTCTTCCTGCAACTATTAATGCTACTGCTCAAACTCTTGCTGGTGGTTCTTTCACTCTTGATAATATTTATGCTACTTGTGATGTTATTTCATTTGCAAGTGATGAATATTATTCTCTAAAAGCTTCTAAATTAGCATCTTCTGGTCTTAATGTTGGTTTCTTTTCTTATTTAAATGCTCGTTTTGCTTCAACTGCAAAAAATACTGGTATTAACGTTAATTGGAACGTATCCGCTAATTCTCTCGACCAGATTATCTGCACTACTTGCAAAGTCGATCAAAACTCTGTATGGAAGCCTATGATAGTTTATGGTTCAAACGATGCTGGCTCAACTGTTTATAATATGTCTCAAATCGTAGCCGATCCAATTGGAAAGGTTAATAATACTGGTTCTATTAGAACTGATGTTCTCGGTGATGGTTTTATGAATTCATACTTTTTCCTTCGAAATGCACAAGCTATTAAAGAAAGCCGTATTTCAATTAATAACCGTCCTCTAAATTATGGTTTTATAACTCCTAAAGAAATATTCATCGAAACTATGAAGGCTTTAGGTTATAACCATATTGATCTTGGAACTAATGGTATTAATGCTTGTATCTTTTCCCTAGTTCATTTCTGTAAATATTATTTTGCTCATATTGAAGATTTAACCATTCAAGATACCAGAGATTTCTGGATTTCAGGTCTTAATAGTCTGGGAAGCACACTTACAATT